TCGTTGGCCGGGCTGTGTTCAGGCCGATTTGCGCGGCTCGAATAAAATCAGCCAAATCGAGCAGCTGGGCAAGTGTGCGATTGTCGCCAGTGCCCATACCAACGATTACGACACGGAATTCCATGTCAGCGACAACGTTGCTGGCCATCTCGATGCTCGGTGCCTCAACAATTGCGCACGGAACATTGATGTTGCGCGGATCGTTGAACACTTTTAGCCCGGTAATCAAACCGAGGCGCGTTACGAGCTGGTCGTAGCCCTCTTTGAACAGGTTGCTCATTACGCCACCTGCGGCTTACCGACTCCGAGCAGGCGAAGTATCTGGCCGTAGTTGCCTGTGACCGGGCCACCTGTAGCCAACGGATCGAAGCTGGCGAACGCTTCGGTGCTGCCGCGCTCACGGTAAAGGATTGCGGCGTATTGCACGGTGCCGAGCTTGGCTGCACCATCAGGCACGCTGCTGGGCGAATCCCAGTAGCCGGCTTCCTGGCGTCGACGGAAAGCAAAAGCGTTGGCGGCCGAGATGGCCATGTTGGCAACATCAAGGTCAGCGCTTGGGTTGGTGAAAACGAAGCCGAGGTAATCCTCTAAATCGCCCAGGACAATCCACGTGCATGTAACTGAGTAGGTGACGGTGCCTGTGGCCGCAGCGCGTTCCGCGTCGTCAGTAGTGAGCGCAAACAGCACCTGATTGGGGATGATGCGGTTGTAGTCGTATTCGTAGTCACCTTGCTGGCTGACGCCTGTGAGGTAATACTCGGGAAGCGCAAGGATTTTGTGAGTGGCATTCCACCCGGCGCCGACACCGGCGATGGTGATGCTTTGACCAACCTCAAATTCGAGGGGTTCCAGCAACTGAACGATGGCAACATTACTGACCACCTGTTTATGGGTGATCGTGTACGTCGCCACCGTTCAGTGTTCCCTGGAGGAAGGAATCAGCTGGATCAGACGAACTTGACGAACTTGGTCGCGTCAGCCATGAAGCCGGCCGCGTAGCCGCGGAAGGCGATGGTGCGACCGAGCGTTGCCGGTACGTCGACCGAGATGGCGCCCTTCTGCTGTTCGTAGAACTCGAAGCCGGCGGCTGGGCCTGCGGCGTGTCCGATGAACGAGCCATCGCAGTGCTTGTCGACCACGAGGCTCAAGCCGAGTGGGTTGCCGTTCCACGAGGTTGCGGAGGCGTTGCCCATCGCGTTCTGACCTGCGAGGCCTGGCGCGCCCACGAATGGGAACACCGGGCGGTTGGCGTCATCGACGAGCGAGCCCAGGTAGCCCCAGACGGTCGGCGACACGAACAGGTGCGTCGGCAGGTAGTTGCTGGTTGCGCTGATTTGCGCGGCAGCACCGTAGACGCCTTCGATCATGTCTTTGGCAACGGTCGGATCCCATGACTGGGTTTGCACGATGGCATTGCGGCAGGTGTCGATGGCGTAGTTGTCGGTGGCCTGGCCGTACGCGATGGCGAGCTGGTTGAGCACGATGCCAAGCGAGTTGGGGTCAGTCCAGTCAACATCCTGCTCAGAGAGCGTGACGTAAGTGCCGAACGTCAGTTTGTTGACGTTGTTGTTGGCAACAGTGACGGTCGACGGATCGAGCGTGTTGAGCTGGCCGGTCGGCTGTTGCGTGACGGTCGGGCGCACGGTGATGACCGGGCGACGGAACGTTGCTCCGCCTTCGGGCATTGCGCGCGATCCGATTGCGCTGACGAATGGGCGAACGGCGTTCAGACCGTCGTACACCGGCGACACAATCGGCGTCGGGAGGATGCCAGGCGTGTCGGCCGTGGTGATGTCGGGAGCTGCGGCCATGATGCGAGCATTGAACTCGGCGAACTCTGAGCCACCGCGAACGAACTTGGCGATGTATTCGGAGGCTGATGGCAGCTTGAAGGCTGGCTTCGGCTCGGCGAACAGCATGGTGGGGGCAGCAGCAGGCGCTTCAGCGACAAGTGCGGCAGTTGCTTCGACCTTCTCGGACATTGGTTGTGGTTCCTCTCGCGGTGGTTGTGTCGCTGCAACATCTGTAATGGTAGCACCCTTGAACGCTGGTTCCGTCACAAGGCTTAGCTCCACCCAATCGGCTTTGGCGATGACCATTGTGCCATCGTCGTCATACCGGGCGTCGATCACGTCTACGCCAACGGAAACAGCATCTACCGCTTCATCTTTGATGAGCTCGAGCATGTCGTTGCCTTCGCTGGTGGCGCTGATTCGCGCCGTAAATACCATGCCTTTTTCGCTATCGACTCGGCCAGTGACAACACCGACAGGCTGGGTTGAATCGTGATACTTCAGCAACTTGGGCTTCTTGCCAGTGATTGGGAGGCTTCCGCGCTCAAAACGCACGCGCGTACCGTCTGAAACGGTGGCCTCAACGCCCCAGGGCACGGCAATGCCCGAAATGGTGCGTGGGGATTCGCCATCCTCGGCGAGTACGAATGTGTCAGCGGCCGTTAGTCGAATCATTGTCATCCTCGGTTTCGGTTGTAGGTGCCCGACCAGGTGCAGCGTTTTCCTGGTCGGGCTCCATCTGTGCTTCCTCCAAGTATGACTCTACGTCGAGATAAATGTAGCGGCCGCGTGGCGTCACGTTATTCATGCTGAGCGTTTGCTCGATGCAATCAATGTATGGCTTGGCGCCGAACAGGTACAAGTCTTGTCGCGCTTGCAAAGCGTTTTGATACGTCATGCCTGATCCGCTTGGTGCACCTACGAGGTATGGCGGAATGTTTGCCAGGCGCGCCATTTCAAGCGCCTGGTAGGTGCGTGCTTCGGTCAACTGAAGTTTGCTGGGATCCATGTACGACTCTTTCCAGTCGACGTACTGGTTGAGAGCTGCAATTGCATTGTTGTTGCGCGCGGCTGCGAAGCCAGCTGCAAGTTCGCTCAATTCCTCGGCGCTCAACGGCTCGCCTTCGGTTTGCTTGAGCACACCGGCTGGTGTCTGGTTGCGTGCAAAACGCTCAGCGCTCGTGTCCAGGTTGATGTTGGTGCGAATCATGCGCGCGCCCATTGACAACAGGCCTTGAATTGGGCTGATGAATTGCACTACGTCATTCGGGTTCAGATCGATGCCGTTGAACGTGACTTGCTTGCTGGGGCCGAACCACTGTGGGCCGCCCTGGTCACGAGTCTGCACGTCAGCGGCTGGAATCCAAGTGAACGTGGCCGGGAAGCCGTTGCCGAATCGGCTGGTGACCACCCAGAAAGCGCGGCCGTAGAAAATCAAGTCATCGGTAGTCCAGCTCATGATGAAGTTGCGTGTCACGTTGGGGTCGGGCTGATGGAACCACGTGTCGTCTGGCAGCTCAATGTCCTCGTACTCGTCATCCATCCACTGCTTGCCGTACTGATGAATTTCCAAGCAACCGATCAAGCCGCAAATCAAGTCGCGCGCACGAGAGATAGTTGGAATTTGGATGGCGGCCAGCCGGTCAAAGCCGGTCTGGTATGTCATGAAGTTGCCAACCATGTTGTTGCCGGCATAACCCTGGGCCGCGCCGACCTGGGCTTTCGTGTCGTTAGATATTGCGCGCTTCAATGAGAAAACAGCCATCGTGCAGTCAGTCTAGGCGCTTGATGCAATGACAGGTCGATTGACCATCGGCCTCGGTCTTGACGACAGACCGACAGCCCACACGAGACACCGGGCCAACTCGATAGGGCCAGATGATTTCGTTGAGCTCAACGCAATGGCGCCAGGCGTTTTGACCGCAACAGCGCGTCCAACGTGCTCGGCCAACATTGTTTCGCCGGTGTGCGCAACACGGCCTTCATTGATGAGCGAACGAACGATTGACGTGAAACGGCAAATCTCTTGGTAACCGACAAGCACCCTGCGACGTTGCAGATCGGAGGGGCAGTTGGTGTCCAGTGTGGGCGTGATAGCAACTTGCAAGCCGGGATTGGAGGCCAACTGCTGACGGATGTTATCCCAAACCTGCGTCACGGTTTCGCACATGAACGCGACAGTCGCAGTGAGCATCCCAGCACTGTTGCCGTTGCAACGTACTGCCACGTAGCGGCCGTCGTCCACTGCTACCTCGACTGCGAGCACGCCACCAGGCAGCGGAGGCTGCTTGGTAGCGCATCCTTCCCACTTGCCTGGCGAAAGCCACGAAAGCTCCGATTGAACCCATAGGTTCACGCTAGATCGCAGAAAGCCTGCACGGTTCGGTGACTTGGCCTCTTGCTCAATGGTGCGAATGTCAAGCGTGTGGCCGAGCGCCGGGTTGGCGTACTCCCACGCGCCAGGGCTCATCGGGTCGGCTTCAGGTGGCGGCGAATACTCGGCCAGATAAATCCCAGTCGATTTGCTTTCATCAATCGCGCGGATGCCTTGCTCACGCCAACGCAACATCGCAACACTGTCCTCAGTACCGGCCGTAGACCACATCGAGCACAACGGATTAGGCCGAGCGCGCTGCGTCGGCAGCAAACCGATGTCCAGAGTCTCGGAATCAATGCCGAACACTTCGTCGGCAATAATCAGGTCAACGGACATACCGTGACCGCTTGAAGGCCGCGCTGCTTTGACGTGCCAGACGCTGTCGCCAATCTTGATGCTGTTACGGCCGTAAGCCCACGTCGCTTTGACATCAAATTTGGCTTCAAGGGTCGGCGCCAAATCTTGAAACAACGCAGTCGCCAGATCAAGCCGGTGCGCTGTCGAAAGAATCGTTTGCGGCCCGGCATCCAGGCTGTATTCCGTCAGCCACCATCCGAGCAACGCTTTGAGCGCAACGGTTTTACCGTTTTGGCGCGCAACGCTGACAAGTGAGAGAGGGTTGCACCATCGACCGTCTGCGTCAACTGAGAGCTGACCATCGAGCACGTGACGCTGCCAAGGCATGAGCTCCACACCGAGAATCCTCCGAGCCCACTCTGCAACATTTGGCCCATACGAGCCGGCCGCATCCTGCACGATCGTTTCAATTCGCGGTTGGTCATGACCTTTCCCTTTCCGTTCCAGGGCTTTCCCTTTGGATAAAGACAATGATGGGCGCGGG